AGGTTTTTGTGCAGCAGGAACTAATGGTCAAACTAACACTGTTGTAGGAAGTGCAGCTTCAACTTACACTCAGTTTATAACTGCTACAGATACTATTGATTGTAAGATTGCAGGTGCTGCTCCAGCTACAGGCAGACTCAGAGTCTATGCAACTGTTATTGATTTAGCAGGTCATGGACTAGACGATAAGCCTGATGAGGTCGATAGAGACCAGTTAGCATAACTATTTAGGGGAGCAGGGCAACTTGCTCCTCTTTACACTTAGGAATTATAAATGGCAGAGAGTTACTTAACATTAACAAATAAAGTATTAGCAAGATTAAATGAAGTACAACTAACTTCAAGTAACTTTTCAAATGCTAGAGGCATACAGGTTCAAGCACAAAATGCAATCAATGAGTCTGTAAGATATATTAATCAAAAAGAATTTCAATATCCTTTTAATCATTCAACAAAATCAGAAACATTGGTTCCGGGAACAGTAAGATATACAATACCTACAACTGCAAAGACAGTTGATTACAATACATTTAGATTGGTTAAGGATTCAGATTTAGGTTCAAGTGGTGGTAGACTATACGTTCTTAATTATAATGATTATATAAATAGCTACATAACACAAGAAGATGAAATAACAACAACAAACTTAGATGGTGCTTTAACAGATTCTGCAACAACTGTTACAGTTAATAGCACAACAGGATTTGATTCTACAGGCACTATATTTATAGGCAACGAACAAATAACATATACAGGAACATCTAGCACCACATTTACAGGTGCAACTAGAGGTGCTAATAGTACAACTGCAGCAGCTCACAGTGATAATACACAGGTAGCACAGTTTGAGCAAGGTGGTGTGCCACAATATGTATCAAGAACACCTGATAATAATTTTTTATTATATCCTTTTCCTACAAAAGGTTTTACATTAAAGTATGACTTCTTTTCTTTTCCAACAGATATGTCTGCTCATAGTGACACAACGACAATACCTGACAGATTTGCAGCAGTAATAATAGATGGTGCAACTGCTTTTGTTTATCAGTACAGAGGTGAAACAAATCAGTATCAATTAAACTTTGCTAGATTTGAACAAGGTATAAAAAATATGCAGACTTTATTAGTAAATAGATTTGAGTATGTTAGGTCTACATTTATACCAAAGATAGGTTATACAAGTAGTGCAGATTTAAGTGTAAGGGTTACGTAAATGCCTGATTCATCTCAAGTATCACCTGTAGCATTTAACTGTGAAGGTGGATTAGTTCTTAATCGTTCTACTTTTATGATGCAACCGGGTGAAGCATTAGAGTTAGAAAATTTTGAACCTGACATAGAAGGTGGTTACAGAAGAATAAATGGATTTAGCAAGTATGTAACTGCAGTAGTTCCACAAACTTCTTCTTCTTCAGAAAAAGTCTTAATGGTTGCTACGTTTGCAAGTAAAGTTGTAGCAGCAAGAGGAACAAACATATTTCAAGCTACTCCGGGTGGTTCTTCATGGACTACTATAGATAGTGGCAGAACAAGTGCAGGTAAGTATAACTTTGAACGATTTAACTTTGATGGTAATGATAAGTTAATTGTAGTAGATGGAACAAATGCACCAACAGTATTTAATACATCATTTGGTGCAACAGATGTATCTTCAGGTGGTGGTGGAGAAGTAAGCACTGCAGTAACAGGTGCTAAGTTTGTTGTAGCATTTAAAGAACATATGTTCTATGCAGGTATGTCAGGTGCTAAACAAGAATTAGTATTTAGTGTGCCTTTTGATGAAGATAACTTTGCCACAGGAAGTGGTGCAGGAACTGTTAAAGTTGATGATGAGATAACAGGTCTTAAAGTTTTCCGAGAAGATTTATTTATCTTTTGTCAAAATAGAATATTTAAATTATCAGGAACGTCAAGTTCTAACTTTGCAATAACTGCAGTAACAAGAGACATAGGATGTATCAACGGAGATACAATCCAAGAATTTGCAGGTGACTTAATATTCTTAGGACCTGATGGATTACGTACCATTGCAGGTACTGCAAGAATCGGTGACGTTGAATTGGGAACTATAAGTTCTAATGTGCAAAGTTTATTTGATGATAACTTATCAAGTGCTTCAGAGTTTGACTCTATAGTTATACCTGATAAGACACAATACAGAATATTCTTTACTAAAGATGGCACAGGAGAAAATGCAACTCAAGGTGTTATATGTGTTTTAAAAGGACAACGTTTTGAGTTTGCTAAACTAAGAGGAATAAAACCTGCCTCTACAGATACATTTGTATCAGCAGGAGATGTAATCGTACTACATGGTGCATATAGTGGTGGTTACGTTTACAGACAAGAATCAGGTAATGATTTTGACGGAACTGCTATATTAGGTAAATATAGAGGTCCTGATATGACATTCGGTGATGCAGGTATACGTAAACATATGCAACGTGTTATCGTAAACTTTAAACCTGAATCAACAATAGATGCAGATTTGTTTTTAAGATATGATTATGAAGCGAAAGATTCTGCAAGACCTGCAGCCTACGAATTAGACTCTAGTGACATAGCTGCAATATATGGAACTGCAACTTATGGAGCAGGTTCTACCAACTTTGGAACTTATGGGGGTGCTTCACAACCACTTGTAAGACAGTCAGTTGAA